CTTATAGTTGCCTTCTGTAGTAACAATCTGAATTGGAATTCCACCAAAACAACTAAATGGATCATATTCCTCACCTATGGATGTTCTAATAGCATTTACATCTGAAACATTATAAACCTGTGTAACAATTTCAGCAATAAGTCCACTTCTCTTAACCTTGGCCGGTGGATTAATCCATCCTTCAACTTTAAACTTAAAACTCATCACGTCACGATCCTCTGTCCCACCCTGTGGTATAGATCTATTAGTGAAGGTATAGTCTTCAAGCCATACTTCAAAAATGCTCGACCAATCAAGTATATTACTATTCTGTTGAAGCTGAATAGACTTGTTAAATATTACAGCAATCTGTTCAAATATTTGGAGTTTGGTAGTTATGTTTGTTGTCCATACATCAAGCTTAAATGTGAAATCCCAAGGAACAGGCATATACCTTTCAACACTCTGTCTAACACCCGGGTTTGGTCCGTATTCCTGTGTAAGGGCATCAAACTCTCTTTCTACTGTAGATACCTTGCCAACAAATTGGGAATCCTGTCTACGCTTATCATTCATCTTGATTCCATCAATATAAGCACTGAACATAGGTACAGGTAACATTGTATTTTCACTGGCACCCTTTATTAGTTGAGCAACCATAGAGGATGGATCCCCGTACATAATAGGAACCCGCTGTATTGTGTAGAGGCCATTGGCATCTGGACCATTTCTAACCTTTATGTCAGAAAAGATTCGCATAAATTGTAATAGGTAACGTCTTACCTGAGAATCATAAAAAAAATCAATTTTGGATGCCTCGTTTAGTTAGGTTTTATCTTAGCACGCTCATTAGCGATAGCTGAACGGGTTGCTTCTGTAGCAGTTGTCTGAATTTTTCGTTCAGCGTATAAATCAACTTTCTGTTTTACAACTTCTGATACAGCTTGTTTCTCTGGAATTACAGTACCGTCTGATAGTACGGTATCATTAATATTATCTATAAATTCGTCGAGTATTCTATTATAACTTGTCCACACCTTAAGTATATCTTGTTCTATGAGCTTAAAGCAATTACCTTGCTTTTGAAATAATCTCTCTGGATAATAATCAATTCGTAGATAATATTGTCCATCTGTCATACCTGGTGGAAATGCTACCCCTGCACCAACGAGTGGTCCAGATGGTACTAAGTTATCGGCATTGTCCGTAGACAAGTTTGGCGGAGCACCGTCACCACTAAAATAGTTACTACCAACGATGGGGTAACCCTTTTCATCTAAGTATATGTAGAGATTAGCACTCTCAAAGAATTTTGGATCAAAGAACGCATTACATTCCGCTTCCTTAACAACCTCATCAGTAATCTTAATAATCTTACAGAATAAATCAAGAGCATTCTTAATATTTGGATTAGAACCAAGTCCTGGATTTCCATTTGCGTCTGACGTTTCAGTAAATCCGTCCGGCATAACACCAATGCCTTGTCCAACGCCACCAGCAGTTTGTCCTGTAGCAGCCTGATCAATAATTTCTGTGAATTCCACAGACGCAGTCATTAGTTTTGCTCGTACCAACCAAATATGTGGAAACCATTTTTGTCCATAGCCGGCAGCAGCATAAAGAGCATCCTGAACAACATAATAGCGATTAATACCGACTGCGTTATCAAATATTGGAACATCACGCATACTTGGAAATTCTAAAACATCACCAGCAATAAGTTTTCTACCCAACGAATCTAACATATCATTATAGTGAAATGTAATACGAATTGTATCAGAGCTTAGAAAAACACCAAACTGTGATAGGTCATAATTTATATCCTGTGGTTGATGATGCCCACGAAGCTCAATAACATCGGGATTGTATTTACGATTATTATTAGTTAGAAATAATACATCTTGAATAGTTGTAAGTGATGTATCGGTATTACCGGCAGAATCTGTGGTAGGTCCTTCATAGAGGTGTATTAAAATTCCATCACCAGCAATGCGAAAGTTTTCGCCAATGGTGCGATCGATGAAATTAAAATCCGCACCGCGGACAGGTGACCACAAAGAGATTCTACCCATTTTGTACCTCTAATATTTTATAATCTGGGAAACCCTTAGACCGGCATCTACACCTTAATGTTTCGTTTTGTACCCCTAATACATTTGCTGCCTCAGTAATTGAATTATATTTGATACCATAAATTTCAACATTCAACTTTCTTTTTTCAGTCATTAGTTTAAGATTATTGATTTCCTTAGTAGTTCTTTTTCTGTTACTTAGTTCTGGTCGAGATTTTCCAGCACGAGTTTTACTCATTTTTAATTTTGTTTCTTGTGATAAAATTTTACCACTATTAATAATCGATAGGTGCTGTTTTTTATAATCGTCCATCACCGGGCTGTCTCCACCTTCTGTTTTATTGATAAGAATGCCTGTACCTAAGTCTTTTCTACCATACCATTTAATTAATCTACGCTCAATTGCAAGAGCCCCGATTTCAGAAAGATTTGTTTCTAAAAATATAATTCTAGATTTACCTGGAATTTTAAATGAATGTTTCGAATAAGCTCTGTTTCCGGGGCCCTTGCCAATATAATAAGGTGTTCCTGCCTTCGCAGTATTACCATCTTTATTCCTTATATAAGCATAGACATAAAATCTTAAAGACACATTATTCTCCGTTTTATGTATTTATCCATCAAATGATATAAGTTTAAATTTAACTTATCCATTTGATAGATATATTCGGAATTTTGGATATGCTAATTCTTAGTTCAGCAATTACCATTGTATCATGAGGTTGACAGCTGGTTGTATAGATGCTACAGTAGCGAACTTGTATAAGTTCAATAGTATGAACTGTTACATATAAATACTATTCAATGGCATGAATTAGCAAGGTGTAGGGATATACCTACCGTCCGCTGCCAACCATGCACTTGGTGCAAAATTGTGCGTAGTTTCGTTTTATGGTGATGCGAAAAGATAGCTTTAAAGGCAACCAGAGCGTAAATATTACGCAACCCAGTTGACACCTATCTAAAACGATGCTACATTAGTGGCTTGCGGTTGCTTTATGTCTAGATCAGACTCCTGTAAAACGACCTATCTAATTCGCCGCAAGATTTATAGATGATAAATAATGTTGTCGCAAAAATATATCTGTCTTAAGAAGATAACTTGAATGACTTGACAGAGTCTCTATTAATTGTTAATGTGCGGCTTAGTTGGAAAAAGATTGTTATACGTGACACTATTTTAGTGGCGTAACTAACAATTTTCTACAAAGATGATAAATAATTTGACACAGAGCTTGTCTTTGTGTAATATAACTTAACTGGAATTTTTGGAATTACAAATGATTAACTTTAACCTAAAATCAGCGAACGAGCATACGGTGGCATTAGCCTCCAAGCGCCTCTGCGCCGGTTATTGGGTCGGGTTTACACCAAGTAATGAACAAGATCCGATTAAGATGGCTTCCTTCTGTAAGGAGTCTGGACACAAGTAAAAGTATCCAGAGTTTACAAAAGGGAGCCGCTAGGAAACTAAGCGGCTTTTTTGTTGGCTCCAACATAGTTGGAAACCGATTGTTAGGATAGTGTGAAGCACTCCGGAAACGAGATCCGGTCCCCGCACTTAAAACATGGGGAGAATGGGCGTGTTCGAGGATGAAATCCCTTGTGTGGGAGGAAAAATTCGGATTGTAAAGCATATTAGTGTGTGCTTTACAATAGACACTATAAATAGTGTCTACAAAGAATATTGGTGTATTATACCGTTAAGGAGACGGTCCAGATTGTAAACCTGGCGCTTTAAGCTCTGATGGATCGTTACCATCATACATCACCAATTTTTCCTAAGATAGACGGAGGGCTTGAGTCCTAAGTAGCGGATGCTAGTGAACTAGCCAATGGTTTACCGTGAAGTATAGTTTGTTAAAACTCGCCCTTTCGAGACGGCAACTACCTGCAGGTAGTCTTAGGAATTTATTTTTAATATTGTGTAGATTTTGGTCCCTGTTAAGGTAGGAACCTCTAACAGATTTTAAATCTGAAGTATGTCTAAGTCCAATTGAAACAATATTATTTTATTTGTCTCTGCGGAAGCAAGGGACGGAGATGAAAGTTCTCCAACTATTTTATGCAGATACATCCTCCTCCCTTTTACGGAGTTCTTGGAATGTGGCAATTTTCGTAATGCTGCACACGTCGGGAAAGAATCCATAGACCGACAATTATTAAGGGGTTAGCGTATGGGACGCGAAGGACACTTGCAATGTCTTGTTTGGGGATCGTTACCCCATATCTCCACCAATGATAAATATGAGTATGAAGATTACTGACATACTCAATGAAGACGCGATTACTCCTACTATAAAATGGAGGACGAACGGAGATGGTTCGTCAACGATTCGTGTTCAATATACACCCGATAAGGTTTATATTCATACAAACAAGAATCCAGAAGTTTTACAGAAACTAATCGCTGATAGATACGGACCAAAGACGTTCGTATAAAAATTTGCCGTCGTAGTGTAGTGGTCTGCACGCGACCCTGTCACGGTTGTAGTAGGGGATCGTTCCCCCTCGGCGGCGCCAAAATTATTGTCCGAACGACTTAGTGTTGTGCCTATATGACGCAACCGTCTCT